GGAGTTGGATCTCTCACTTCATCACCTTTACGACGATATGCTGACGCTGGTTTTTCGTAGTATCCCTCAGAAACACCATCTTTTTTCTTTTGTGTATCATAGTAAGCACCAAGAGCCATATTGATACGCTCTTTCTTAGACTTACCATCAAACTTTGGATTAGTAGAATGTACAAAGTCAGAAATGTAATCGCCAGCTTTGGCATCTTTTGATAAAACTTCATTGAGTGCATCTAGATCTTCTTGATCGATATCATCACCCATGTTTAGAGTTCTTCTTTTATTAGCAACTAAAGCACCTCTGGCTTTACCAGATTTCATTAGATTGGTCAACTTTTGACGAGCGACTGACATATGACTAACTGGATCTAAAGAACTAAGTTTAGTCTTCATGCGACGAATTTCGTCTAAGTCTTCAACTTCTTCAGACATAGTTGAATGTTTAACTTTAGTAGAACTGCCACCATTAGCACCTTGGAAATGAACATCATCGCCAGATCGTTTAGCAGTCCAGTGTTTACCGTCTTCAGTCTTAAACTTATGCTCTTGTTGGTCTTTCAACTTAGCAATTGCTTCGTGATGTTCTGGGTGTAAAGGAATAGAGAAATCTGCTCCATGATGAACAGTCTTCATAGTACCCCAAGAGTACTTTTGTGTCTTTACAGTTGCTTCTTCTAACTGTTCAGTTTCTTCTTTAACTGAATTACGCCAATCACGCATACCATGGTGGCGATCTAAATGACGCTCTAAAGTTTTCTTATCTTCTGGAGTTGTTTTATTATGATAGTATGCTTTTTTAACAGTAGCAGCATCATACATTTTAGGATTGCCAGCAATCTCAGAAGGATCTAATGCTTCATCTAGTTCTTCAGTTTCTTCTTTACGAAGAAGTTCGAAGTCATGAGCATCGACTTCACCATTCTTGTTCTTGTCGATCTTATGTTGCTTACCCTTCAACGCTTCCATAAATGATTTGTATTCCATCTTATTCCCCAGTAGTTTTTAGGATAGATTTTAACATCCAGCCGTGTTTCTTATGTGCATCTAGTCTATCTGCCACGAAATTAGCAAAACCTTGCTCTTTTGCAGCAGTCAATAGATCGAATAACTTATTTAGGCGAATGATGCTTTCGTTGTTCGCTGCAAGTAGATCTGCAATCATTGTTTCTGGAGTGTGTCCCACATTGCCTGCATCGATAGACTTATGAACATAAATCTCGTCTAGGTTTCTTGGAGCATACTCGCCCATTTTTCGAATGTTTTCAGCGAATGGATCGACTGCACCATAAAGTTCATCGTACAAATCACCGAAGAAATCATGTAGTTGTGGAAAGTCTTTTCCTTCCACATTCCAGTGATAGGAGTGTGCCTTGAAATACATCAAAAATGTATTGCTTAGGCAGACCTTTGCTTCTAGTACAGTATCATTCATTTTAACAGTTCCACTTTCTAAGTGCGAGTGCCTTACGAGTTGGCTCGCCATTTGGTTTTTTCATTGAACCTTCCATGCCACCCATTCGTGCACAGAAAGACTTTCTACGCTTTGCAGCTTTGCTATCTGGATCTAGTTTAGATGGTGGAGTAGTAACTGGTGCTTGTAAGTTAGCACCTTTAGCATTGTATGCGTCACGACCTTTTTGAGTCAGACCACCAGTAGATGACTTATGCCCTTTAGCATCAACTGCTGCTTCATCTAATTCTGTTTCTTCTTTGACACATGAACCTTGTGAACAAGGTTTCGTTCCTGGAACTCGCTTGTAACCCTTCCAGCAGTTACACGCTTCGTTTAGATATTCTGTGAATGATTTAAAAGACACTTGGCATTGCTCCTTTAGTAACTTTACCGTGAGACATTCTTGACTTCTCTACTTTACGAACACGAGACACTAATCGTTGAGCAACACGAGAGATAATATCTTTTCTCTTTGCCATTGTTTTTTCGATTCGTTCTTTCTCACCAACAGAAACTTTAGCAGGATCACGACCACGAAGCATTCTTTTCTTCATTAGTTTGATTGCTAATCTTCTTGCTCGTTTATTAATAGTAGCTGGGTTTGAGAATCTCTTTAGTGCAATCTTAGTCGAACGACCACGCTTGGCAGAAGTTTTACGGAGACGCATCTTACCCTTCATTCTTTCTGTACGAGAAAGAACTTCCATTAGATCATATTTGGCTTCTTCTTGTAGTGGTGGAATTTCTTCACCATCGTCATCATAGACCAAAACAACTTCGTCTTCTTCGTAGAGATCTTCGATGTCTTCATCAGTGACAGAGTTTACCATTTCTTCAATTTCTTCATCAGTAAAATCTTCTTTAAAGAATGGATCGAATGGTTGATTGTAAGAAGTTTTATCTGTACCAACATCACATTCGCATTTAGGTTCACCACACTCTGGACAAACTACTTTCTTTTTAGTTTCTTCATGTAGATCTGCGCCAACAGTTTTATGTGGGGATCTTTTAACATGATCTACAAAGTTTTTAGCATCATTATGCGATTTGAATTTGAAGAAAGCACCTTTATCTGAATGTCCATCAAATTCACCGCCATGTGTTTTAGCACCAGACATTACATGCTCAACATCTTTGTCATGAGGTTGTTCACCATATTTACTACCATCGTCAACATGAACGATATGCTCTTCGTCTAAATCTTCTTTGTATTGACCATGTTTCTTTAGATCATTATCAAATTGTTTAGTGGTTGCTTTGTTGATACCTTTGAATCGTTTATCACCTTTAGCATAATTGCCAGAGGCATCAGCTGCTTTGGCAGATGCACCAGCAGCTGTCTTATATCTTGCTAGCAAATCAGTTGATAGTTCATTGATGTTTTCTTTCTCTTGCGTTTGTTTAGCAGCAAGAGTTTCTTTTTCTTTAGCGTGTTTAAGAGCCAACTGTGCTTTCATTCTTTCTTTTGCTGCAGGATCTTCTTCTTCTTTAACAACATCTTTTGTATTGTAATTATAGAATGTTAAGAAACCTTTAGTCTTACCAGTTGGCTTAGTGATGTCTTGTTTAGCACCAGTATCTGAAGTAGATGGTTCTAATTTATCCGTGCCGTTTTGTTGTATAACACCTTCGTTCATTTCTTTTTCTTCCGTAGGTTTAACATCTTGAATCCATTTGGAAACAAGATTTCCTGACTGTTCTTTTAATAGTAAATGATTTGAACCACGCTTAACGATTGTAAACAAATCACCATTTGATTCTACAATATCACCTTCATTAAAAATCTCTCCACGAAAGTATTGCTCACGGAGTTTATCTTTAACTAATACCAACTGTTCTTTTACTGGTTCCAAACCTAAACCAATGCGCACATCGTTCATTAGACGACGACTATCAAGTTCACGAATGTTGCTTGGTAACTTCTTTTTAAATTCTTCGTATAATCCTTTAGTTGCTAACTGCTTCATTTTAGCAAAGTTAGCATCAGGATTCTTCTCCGTGATTGGAATAATTTGAATGGAGGTATTTTCTTTAACAAGTTTTTTTAGTTTATCGACTTGTTCGCTTCCAGTAACTATTACAATCTTTTTGTATTTCTTACCCAAATCTTCTAGAAGGTTATTAATCTTAGACTCATTTACAGATTTGAAATTAGTCTTAGGGAACATTAACTTGAGGTATTGTTCCTTCTTCTCTTCTTGAATTAGGCTATCTTTAGTGGATGCGTAGATGACATGGTCAGTATTCTTTTGCTCTGACAGTCTATTGACAGTCTTAACCATTAATTCATGTGCGCTAGTTGGAGGATCGAAATCTCCGAATGCACAAACTAAGGTTGTTGACGGTAATTCTTTGATTAGTTGTCTATAATCTTTCATACGATCCATCTATAAAGTAGTACATATTATTTAGGAGTTTATATCCTTACATAGCCGAGATTAGAGCCGATGCTGCAGCTACGATCCAACGACAGGCGATCTCGTCTGAGGCTAGTTCTTGCTGTGCACGAATATCAGCGATCTCTTGTAAAAGGAATGCATACTCTTCAGAGGTTAGTTGTCCCTGAGCATAGTTTTCATGGATCACTAACATTTCGTTTGCCAATGATGCTGCTGGACCACCCAGTCCAGCTTGTTCTCTTAATTCGTTGAGGATACTCATTTTCTACCTTTCCAAGCATCGATGGCTACATCGACTCTTGTTCTATTAAGTTTAACAATACTCTCGCAGAATACATTACTCTTACTATCTTTGGCTTTCTTTAATGCTTCTTCCATTTTTCCAAATGCATCAGATTGTGGATCATCTCGTTCAGCAGAGTAAACCTTGAGAGTTTCTACTTTGTCCAACACTGGTTGCCAGTTGGATTTGTCTTCGCAAGTAATCTTACTTAGTCCTAGTTTAACATCGATGGCTTGACCAAACATAACTGGATCATGTGGCTTCGGAAAGATTACTGCACAACCAGATAGTACTACTGCTAGAATTAGAATTAGTTTCTTCATTTCATAGCCTTTCTAAGATCGTTGTACAATTCATCTTTGTGTTCAGGTTTCATCTGTGAGGATAGATGAGAATGGAATTCTTGTTTCTTACCTGCTGCTGCTAACTCTCTTAGTTTAGTACCAGAGACACCAGCAACACCTTTGGCTTTTTCATCTCGTTCACCAGCATTCTCAAAGGAGATTTTCTTAAAGTTATAATAACCATGAGCACCCTTGACACCATTATATTTTTGAAGGAGATCAGCCATTGGTTTACGATCCGAACCACCAGCAAAGTGCAGGTGAGTCACACCTTGATTATGCATGTCAGAAGCATGATGCAGTAGAGTTGGTTTATCTTTATCTGCAACTACAATATTAGTTCCAGGGAATGCATTCTTAGCATGTTTTAGTTTTTGTTCTGGAGATAAAGGATTCTTACCATCTTTAGTATCGTGTGAACCAGATAGAACTAGAGTATGATCAGCATTATATTTCTTTGCAGTGTCATGCATATGTTGAACAAGTTTCTCATGTCCAGCAGTCGGAGGATTCATACGACCAAATGCCATAACTTTAGATTTAAGAGAACCAGTCGCTGTTCGTTGTAAACCACCATCTGTTTCTGGCTTTGGTTCACCACGAGACTTCAATAGATTTTGACGAGCAAACTCTGCACGATTGACCAACTTGGTTGGCTCAGTCACACCATTGTGAGTATGATTGTATACGAAACCTTCTGGCTTCGAAGCAACACCACCGATGGCATGCTCATAAGAACCTTCATTAGATTCTAGACTAGTAACCAATTCATTCTTTGCATTAGCAAGATGACCATGCATCTTCAGCAGATTGTCGTAGTGTTCTTTGTTCTTATCAATATGTTTTAATTGAGCACCTGCTTCATCAATAATTTTTTGTTTTGTTGCAGGAGTTTTAATCTTATCGAACTTCTTCTTCAACTGAGAAGAAACATGAGTAGAGAATCCTTCAGTCGAAGGTGTCTCACCAGTACGAACTGTTTGATTGATGTAAGTTGCGAGATGTCCTGATTCACCGCTATGCTCTGGGTGAATTGCTTTATACATCTTGTCGCCATGTTTCTCATGAATCTGTTTGGCTTTGGATAATTCACCAAGCACTTTCTGTTGAGACTGTTCAGAGTACTTTGCACCTGCAGCATCATAGCTGGCAGTATGATGAAACATATCTGGATGAGAACCAAACTCACTCTCAGAAACATTACCTGTTGCACGCATGTTGCTAAGGTTAGTGCCTTCGTATTTGGTATGAGTAACTACACCCATCTTTGACTTATTAATTGCTTGGGCTTTATCACCTTTAGCAGTATAAGTGATAGTGTTTGGAGTGAAAGAAGTTTTGTTACCTTCTTTATGTAGATCGTTATGAGTATACATAACATCACCTTGATATACACCTTTCTTTGGAGCAATCTTTGGTAGATGCTCAAGACCTGCTTTGAGTTTCTCAACAAGACCTGGAGCATGTCCATGATTCTTCTCGATATCTTCAGGTGTATAATTTAATTTTGGGTTTTTATTAAACGCAGACTTTGAAGCAACGAAGAATTTATTGTTCTCTGGATTATGACCATAAACAATAGATGGTGAGCCATCATACTTCATTGTCAATTTGTTTGACTGCTGTCCTTGTTTGGTATGGAAGTGTGCAGCATGTAGAGCATTATACGCATGATTGAATCCGTCTGCTCCATGAAACAGTGGACGATCCTCAGCGTGAGTAATGTGTTTAAGTTTTGCACCCTCTTCGGCTGGTGCACCCTCAGTTAAAAAGTCTTTAAATCCTAGCATCATATTACTATTATACCCTAAGTTGCAATAATTGTCAAGCAATAACCCTACAAAGTTGAGGGGATTACTGGAGTTTAAAAGTCCCTACTGCGCTCTTATGGGCTCCAGAGGATGATTTGATTGTGTAGCGAGCAGCAACTACTGGCTTATTAGTCTTAGCATGGATACCCTTAATAGTAACCGATGTTCCTTTTCCTGGAACTACATGCAAAGAGTCTGGCTTGAATTGCGCTAGATGTTCATCAGCTAAACTGTGCATGGGTTTGATTACGGATTCTGCTTCTCCACTTTCTTTAACTTTACTGTGCACAACTGTATGAGGAATATGAGTATTCGGTGATACATTCTGACGAATAATATTCGCTAAGTCTTCTGGCTTATGTTGTGCCATACCTGCAGCGAATGATTGTGTCATTTGAGTTCTTGCTGCAAGGTTAGACGCACGAGCAGTTTCTGCTCTTTGTGATGCTTGTTGGCGAAATGCTTCTTGTTTCTTTTCTGGTAATGCATCATGTGCTTGAATATATTTCTCTAAATGTTCGTGCATGATTTTCTTTTTGCCAGATAGTTTCTTGCCTGCTTGAATTGCAGCAAGACCTTCAGCATGTTTCTGACGGATGTCGTTGATAGGCATCTCGTCAATCTTAGTTTGAATGTTCCTCTGATCAGCAGAACCATTATAACCAAGTTTTTCCATCGCATCAGTATGGTGTTGCATTGGAGCAGCAAGAGCACCTGAAGATAGTTTAGCAGTTTTCTCTAATGCATCAAGTCCTGGATTGCGATAGTTTGGTTCTTGTGAACCATATTTGGCAGAGATACCATGATGTCCGACTGGTTTACCTTCTTTATCGTGCATTGTTACGATCAAGTCAGCATTAGAGTTTACATCTTTAACACCAGTAGTTTTTTCATGGTCACCAGCAACATTTGGTTTGTCAGCGTTTGATGTCCAGTGAACATTACCAATGTGAGCATGATCACCAATATGTCCTTGGTCTTTCATACTCTTTTTAAACGCTTCTGCAGATTGTTTAGCGTGACGATCAATTTCTGCATATGCTGCAGGTGGAATCTTTTCTTGTAGTTTATCGTGAACTTGCTCTGGTGTTCCAGCATGGTCTGGATTATCAGAGAATGAACGATGATGTTCTGGAAGTTTAGATTGTGGATGTAGATACTTTGCTAAAAGTAACTCGTGGAGTTTACCTTTATCGTCTGACTCGACAGCTGAAGATTCTGCTTCTAAAAGCAAGTCTTCATTTATTAGTTCTTCTTTAAGAAATGATTTGAAATTTAACATTTTTAATTTACCATGAATGGGTTTTTCTTTCTGGTTCCAGGTTTTAGAGAGTAATCACTATTTGGCATTTTAGTAATTTTTATCTCTGCCTGTACTTCATAAAACTCTGATCGTGTTGACACACGAACTTTGAAGTCGCCGAAACCAGCAAGAAGTGGGACACGATTTGCTTTAGAAAGTTTAAATGGATCAGCTTTGGATATTAGATAGAAGTCATCACCAGCCTGCATATAATATGCTGGTTCAGCTTTACCTTTTGTATAATGCTCTGTTACTACATTACCAAGATTATAGTTTTCTTGATTAGCAATATAGCGATTAATGTTTGGTTGACTGAAATATTGTTTCATCGTTTCTAACGGAACTGCACCATCTTCCTTTAAACCACCCTTAGTCGTAGGGATTTTGATTTTATTAATAGGGATGTCTGCAAACTTTGCAATGTTAGAGATGAATTGTTTAGCGAATGAGGATTTATTAAGAATTTCAACTGCAGTTTTTGCAGCTGGAGTATCGTAAGTGGTTGCCCACTTACCGTTTTTATAATATACACGAGGATTTGACAGATTGTCAGTATGGTTCATCTTAACTTCCATCCAAGAAGTTTTCTTAGCGTAAGTAACTTTCACATCAGCATACGCAGTATCTCCTGGAGGGCGCACTGCGACCACTCCTGGAAGGGAGTTCACATACTTAGCAACATCCTGCTCATATTTGTCTGAAGTAGCACTCATTCACATACCCTATTAGTAAATACTAATTATTTAGGACGACGAGATGCTCGAATAGTTCTTTGATATTTACGATCCCACTTAGCAATCTGCTGCATTAGTTTAGGAATTGCAGCGTTATTACGATAGTCGTAATTAAATGCTTTGAGGATGTAGTTAAGAGTGGAAGAATCCTTAGAGTATTTGGCTCTATTGATTAGGTCTTCTGTAGAGATTGTCGGTTTATAGACTTTGAAATCAAGTAACACACAATGGGCATATGCCTGAATTTCATCGAACTCGGAGAGGTATCTTCTCTCAATGTTCTTCTTTTCATGTTTTACTTTCTTGTAAGGAACGATGTAGTTTGACCACTCGTCTCCTCTTCTATCGAACTGCATGAAATGTATTAACTCATGCATGTGTGTCTGTATTATACGGTACTTAAATTTGTTCCATGTAGTTTCAGTGAATGGAAACCTATCGAAAGTCGTTGTGTATATCTGAATGCAACACTGTCTTTCATCTGGTCCATATTCGCCACCGACAGCTACATAGTTGTCGTACATCTTGGCTTTGGATTTTTGTGGAAGGAACTCGACTTTAGTTCGCCACTTTTTGAAGTAGTTTGAAAGACCCTTACTATCATTGCGATAGTTGTCTAGGTCTTTCCACACTTTTGATGGTATATATTTCGCTCTGAATGGTCGCTCGTAAAAGTTGAGCAATTCCATCCAATCGTAATTAGCGTTTTCTAGGAATTCAAAATTGCATGACATTTTACATCCCAGAAAGGCATTTTACATCTTGAAATTACTCTCCAAGAATGCGAGTACCTTTCCCTGCTCCTCCAAGTTAGTGTTACTAAACTCAGTAATATAAGGCATCAGTTCAAAGTTTGATAGTAGATTACTATATTTAGTTTCTCTACCTCTTAGGAATTGTTCAGATTGGTCGGAACCACGATCTTTGTATCGTTGCTCTAGGACTTCCTTAGTAGTCTTTAGGTAAACCACCTGTAGTTCGGTATTCGGTAGCCCCATGGCAAACTCTAAGAAAGACTGATTAAAAACTCGGTCTCCCTCGAAAAGGATGTTACAGTTATGAGAAGCGATCCACTCTTGAAGAGGTGGCTGGACTGCCATTGAAAGACGATCTGTTCCAGCGAAGGTTTACCCTTTTGATACTTACCTAGAATGTATAGATCTCGTTCTTGATTATACAGGGCAGAAACTAACTTTGCAGGTTCGACTTCAATCCACTCTTTACTTTCGATAAACTTACGGAATAGAGTTGTCTTCCCAGTTCCAGGTTGTCCACCGACTGCTACAATTTTACGAGTCTTCATAGGGTTAGTCACTTTCACAATATTAAATACATCCGTTACGGCTAGTCGTTCTTTAAGCATTTCTGGCTTCTTGGATTAAGGTTTTCAATTCATCTTCAGTGAACACCCATACTCTTCCGAGAAAGTGGTGACTGTCATTATCTACAT